TCGAGCGCCGCTTTTCGCTTTTCAACGTCCATCGCTGGAATGATGAGACCGCTCCTAAGTGCTGCCATGTGGTCCCGCTGATCCACATTGGCCCCTTCGGGACCGCCACTGTCGAAACCGCTATGGACCGCCTCCGCCTCCATGGCTCGGCCGCTGCGCCGGGTTGGAAGGAGCCCGAGGGCGTTGTTATCTATCATCAGGCGAGCGGGCACCTTTATAAGAAGCTCCTTGTTGATGACGACAAGCCGAAGGGAAACCCATTCAATGCCGAATGAAGGAACAACGACCATTCGCCTGATTGGCAAGGATGGTTTCCATAAAGACATGCCGGTGGATATCCATTTCGCGTCTCACGAAATCAGCATCCCTGTGCTTGATCGGGTGGAAGCCTGGTACGAGCGCGGAGGACCGCCGCCGAAAGGCGATATTAAGACTCGCCGCTTTGTGCGCGATCCGTGGCAACTCTTCATTTTCCATGAGCACTAGCATGCGAGCTATCGATAGCATCGTAATCCATTGCTCCCACGATCCGGCGCGCGCCATGGTCACTGATAAGACCTCGGCGCGCTACGGCCTGCCGATTTCCTCTATCGAGATCGACCGCCGCCACCGAATGGAGGGGCGCCTTTCGATTGGCCACCATTACGTAATCCGCCAAGACGGAGTTACCGAAGCCGGCCGACCGGTAGCGCGAGCGGGGAACCATCTCCGCACACCCGAGGGAAACCGCCGCTCCGTCTCCATCTGCCTGATTGGCGGAAGCGATGAGAACGGCGCCCCGGCCGACAACTTTACGGCCTCCCAATACCAAGCGCTGGCCACGCTGATTGATGAGCTTTCGTCCCAATTCCCTACCGCGAGCGTTGTGGGCCACTGCGCCCTTGATGAGCGCGAGACCTGCCCGTCCTTTGACGTGGCCGACTTCATCAAGGAAACGCATGACGCGCCCGCTTACCGTTGAGGATACCGCGACCTTCGAGGCGCGGATTGCTTATCTTGAAGCCCTGGAAGAAATGGCCGAATGGGTTTTAGATTTTGTACCGGAACACGATCAGCCGGCTAACCTGATCGATGCAGTTTATAACACTAAGGTTGCTTACGAGAACTAACATGACTGAATACACCATTACCCTCCGCATTGTGGAGGACGGGGTTGGCACTGTGGACGTGCACCTTGATTGCACCCCGCCGCCCGTCGCTCTCAAGGGCGACCACGCCGCTTGCCTCGCTGACCTCTTCTATGAGGCCATCAGCAACCTTGCGAGCCGCATTGACGCCCACAGCAAGGCCGACAAGTGAGCGCCCTTGTTGCGCCGGGCGCCCGGCAGCGGGACGCCATCCTTGCTCATCTGCATTCAATGGACGGCTCAGGCCAGCGCCGAGGCCTGACGCAGATGGAAGCCCTGGGCCTCTATCGCGTCAACCGCCTGGCCTCGCGCATCGATGAGCTTCGCCAGGATGGCTACGATATCCATTCCATCTGGCGCCGCGATACCACGGGCAAGCGATATGTCCGATACTTCCTCCTGTGATCGGCCATCTGATTCAACGTTTATTGGACATGAGCCCTGCCCGGTATGTGGTTCTAGCAATAATCTTGCTCGGTATTCTGACGGGCACGGCCATTGCTTTGGATGCCAACACTACGAACGAGGAGACGGGCAGCCCCGCGAACACAAGCCGCGGGCACCCGCCCACCCCGATCTTGTTGAGATCGGCACGGCCGAGGCTCTACCGATCCGCGCACTGACGCAGGAAAGCTGTGAGCATTGGGGCTACACTACTAGCCACTTTGCCGGCAAGGCCTGTCAAATTGCCAATTACCGGGACGAGTCTGGGCAAATCATTGCGCAAAAAATCCGCATGAAGGGCAAGGAGTTTAAGTTTATCGGGGATACCAAGTCGGTCCTCCTCTATGGCCAGCATCTTTGGCGCGACCGCGGCAAGATGGTGGTTGTGGTGGAGGGCGAAATTGACGCTATCTCCGTCAGTCAAATCCAGGGGCACAAGTGGCCTGTGGTCTCCCTGCCCAACGGCGCTGCCGCGGCAGAGAAGGCGATTAAGAAGAGTCTAGATTGGCTCGAAGGGTTCGAGTCGGTTATCTTTATGTTCGATAGCGACGAGCCAGGTATTGAGGCAGCGCGCAAGTGCGCCGCGGTCCTCAGCCCAGGTAAGGCAAAGATCGCGCGCCTCCCACTCAAAGACGCTAACGACATGCTTAAGGCAGGGCGTACCAAGGAAGTCATTGATGCCATTTGGGGCGCCAAGACCTTCCGCCCTGACGGCATCGTTGCCGGCGTAGACCTGTGGGAGTCTGTCCGCACCTACGATACCGCGGTGGGCATTCCCTATCCATGGACCAAGCTGACAGAGAAAACCCGCGGCCTGCGCAAGAATGAACTTGTAACATTCTGCGCCGGCAGCGGCATTGGTAAGTCTGCCGTGTGCCGCGAGATCGCGCATCATCTGATGAAGCACGGCGAGACGGTGGGCTATATCGCCCTCGAAGAAAGCACACAACGGACGGCGCTCGGCCTTGTCGGCATTGAGCTTAACCGACCGCTTCACATTAGCCGAGAAGGCGTCACAGATGAACAACTCAGAGAAGCTTTTGCGGCATCGGTTGGGAACGGTCGCACGTATCTCTACGATCACTTCGGTAGTATTGACAGCGGCAACCTGCTTTCCCGGATTCGGTATCTTGCCCGCGCTGCTGGCTGTGGGTGGATCGTGCTCGACCACATTTCTATTGTGGTTTCTGGAATCGGAGACGGAGACGAAAGACGATTGATTGATAATACCATGACGAGCTTGCGCAGCTTGGTCCAAGAGACCGGCGTTGGCTTGCTACTGGTGTCCCATCTCAAACGTCCCGAGGGGCGCGGCCATGAAGAGGGCGCGCAGACTTCGCTAGGCCAACTGCGCGGCAGTGCCGCCATTGGCCAGCTATCAGACCTCGTTATCGGCCTTGAGCGTGACCAGCAAGACGAGGAATCGCGGAACATTACAACCCTCCGCGTCCTCAAGAACCGCCATACAGGCGTGACCGGCGAGGCCGGGCAAATCAATTACAACCCTGACACGGGGCGGCTCACTGAACACTCAGGCTTTGAAGCGGAGTCGGACGAGGAAGCCGCCTTTTAACGGAGCGGCATGGCTATTATCTTTGACTTGGAATCCGATGGGCTGCTAGACAAGCTCACTAAGATTCATTGCTTGTGCATTCGAGACACGGAATCCGGCGACTCGTCCAGCTTCACTGGTGATGACATCGGGACCGGACTTCTCCTCCTCGCAGCGGCGCCCATGATCGTTGGGCACAACATTCTGGCATTCGATATCCCGGCCATCCAGAAGCTTCACCCCTGGTTCAAGCCAAGCGGTGTGGTCCGGGATACGCTAGTCCTGTCGCGCCTCATCTGGTCCGATCGCCGCGAGCGCGACGGACGGCGGAAGACCAAGCTCCCGCCTCAACTTGTCGGGCGCCATAGCTTGGAGTCCTGGGGCTACCGCCTCGGGGTGCTTAAGGGGGACTTTGGAAAGACCACTGACTGGCAGGAGTGCACGCCTGAAATGGTGGCCTACTGCGAGCGGGACGTTGAGGTAACGGCCCTGCTGTGGGACAAGATCCTCAAGGCCAACTATTCAGAGTTTGCCGTCCAGCTTGAGCATGATTTTGCAGAGATCCTGATTCTCCAGGAGCGCCACGGCTTCCGCTTCGACCGCGAGAAGGCGATTGCGCTTTACGCCGTCCTGGCGCAGCGCCGCCTTGAACTAGAGGCGGCGCTTGCCAAGGCCTGCCCCGGCTGGTGGACGGAAATGAAAACCCCGGACTACTGGTTTCTCGTCTCCAACCCGGACATGCGGTTTCCCAATAAGTCCTCCGGGCTGGCGCTCGGCTTCAAGGGGAAGGACATGGCCCGCGGCCCCAACCGCCGCAAGCACACGCCGTTTAATCCCTCCTCCCGGGATCATGTGGCCCGCTTCCTTACCGAGAAATACGGATGGAAGCCCTTGCAGTTTGGCGATGACGGCAAGCCCACGATTGATGAGGATGTGTTGGCCGCGCTGCCCTACTCGGAGGCGCGGCTTCTCTCCGAATCGTTCCTTGTGGACAAGCGCATTGGGCAGGTTGCGGAGGGCGCTGCCGCATGGCTCCGCCTGGAGCGTAACGGGCGCATCCATGGACACATGAACGGCAATGGCGCTGTTACCGGTCGGTGCACCCACAGTAGCCCGAACGTGGGGCAAGTGCCCTCATGTAAGGTGCCGTATGGAACCGAGTGCCGGTCCTGCTGGTGCGTCGGCCCCGGCATGAAGCTGGTAGGCGCTGACGTTTCCGGGCTAGAGCTTCGATGTCTCGCCCACTACATGGCCATCTATGATGGTGGCGCCTACGTCAAGGCCGTTGTGGATGGGAAGAAAGAGGACGGGACCGAGGTTCACTCCCTCAATTGCCGCGCGCTCGGGATGGTCCCGACCATGCAGTACGTTATCAACGGCCACCACACAACCGGCCGCGACTGCGCCAAGACATTTATTTACGCCTATATCTATGGCGGCGGCGACGGCCGAATTGGCAGCATCGTGGGCAAGGGTGCCGCTGCCGGCAAGCGGCTCAAGGCCGCATTCCTCGCGCAGACCCCGGGCCTCGCGCAGCTAAAGGCTGCCGTAGCCAAGGCGGTTCGCGAGCGTGGGTATCTAGTGGGCCTAGACGGGCGCCGCATCCCGGTGCGTTCGGACCACTCCGCCCTCAACACCCTACTCCAGGGTGCAGGCGCGGTCATCGTCAAGCTGGCCACTGTGCTCCTGCATAAAGACCTGCTCTCCCTCGGCTGGCAATTCGGCCGCGAGTGGGCGCAAGTCGCTCATGTGCATGACGAGCTACAGAATGAAGTAATGGAACAACATGCCGAAGAAGTCGGAAAGCGGGCCGTCGCAGCAATGCAGCGTGCCGGCGAAATCCTCAAGCTTAAATGCCCGATTACGGGAGAGTACAAGATTGGGAACAATTGGGCTGAGTGTCACTAATATGCTCAAGTGGGCGCGCGAGCGTGCCCGCAAGAGTGGCGTAACCTTCGACCTCAAACCAGAGGATATCGAGATGCCCCCATGCTGCCCCGTGCTCGGGACGGCGTGGGCCTATGGGTCGTGCGCCCCGTCACTCGACCGAATCCTACCCTGCCTTGGCTATGTCCGCGGCAACGTCGCCGTGATTTCAGTACGAGCAAATACCATCAAGTCCGATGCCCGCCCCGATGAACTGGAGGCGGTGGCATCGTGGCTCCGTCAACGAATCGAACACCTCAATGCCTGATATTTGTATGTGCCAGAGCCACAAGTGCCCGCTCCGTAATAGCTGCTATCGCTACCGGGCTATCCCGGACGACTACCGACAGTCCTATTTCATGGAATCCCCGTGGAAGGAAAAGGACGGCGATTGGTGCCGGTACCACATGGAGATTTACCCGGGTAATGAACGCATTACCCCGATCAAGGACGAGCCATGAACTCCGCGGTTGTTGCCCTGGAAATGGCAGACCCGCGCCGGCCAGAGATTCGCATTTTCTACCCGACCGACCGCTCGAAGGTCGCGCCTCGTCACCGTAAGTTTATCGGAAAGCCCGTGACTGTAACTGGCTGGCAGTTGGCGTGGCAGCGGGACGCGCCCACGCCGTCAGGCGAGGCAACACATGGCATCCGGTGGTTCGGGCGCTGTAAGGAGACCGGGTATATGTACCCCGAATCAGAATTGATCCGACCCCCCGAGCCGAAGAAAGAGAACCCCGTTGATCCTGCACCCAAACCCAATCATTGAGAATACTGTCCTAGTGGTATTCGCCATTTCCGTAGCGCTGGCCCTCGTCGCCAATCCTCGCGGATTTTGGAGGGCCGAATGCCGCTAACTGCCCTGATCGACGGAGACCCCCTTATCTATAAGGCCGCTATTGCCTGCGAGACTGCGACGAAATGGGACGATGATGTGTGGAGCGTCGCGGCTAACGAAAGCGAGGCGCGTTCCATTATCGACACCGAACTTACCCGCATCCGCGAGGAGCTTAGGGCAACAGCGGTCATCGTGGCCCTCTCCGACTCCGCCAATTTTCGGAAGGCGATCCTTCCGACCTATAAGGGGAACCGCAAGGATGTACGTAAGCCTCTACTACTCAAGCCGCTCCGGGATTACATTACAAATGTTTACAGCGTATTTGTACGTCCAGCTTTGGAAGCTGATGACATTCTTGGGATTTTGGGAACCCATCCCACCTTGGTACGGGGTGCGCGGGTGGTCGTCTCAATCGACAAAGATTTGCAGAGCGTTCCGGGGGAAACCTACAACCCCGACACGGGCCTAAGGAAGCTCATTACTGAGGAGGAAGCCGATCGCTTCCACCTGATGCAGACGCTTACCGGGGACCGCGTGGACGGCTACGCCGGCTGCCCCGGCTGCGGGCCGAAGAAGGCCGCTAAGTACCTCTCCACTGGCGCCACCTGGGCGAACGTGGTCAAGGCCTATCGATGGGCCAACCTGGAGGAGGCCGACGCCTTGGTACAGGCGCGCGTTGCCCGAATCCTCAGACACACCGATTACGATTATGAGAACAAGCGTCCCATTCTTTGGACGCCGAAAGGAATTGAAGAATGAAGGTTGGATTTGCCGGCCTGCTTGGGCTCCTGTTTATTGGGCTCAAGCTTGGCGGGATTATCAATTGGTCCTGGTGGCTGGTGACTCTGCCGCTGTGGGCGGGGCTGGCCTTCGCAATGGTGCTGGTCGCGGCCACCATCCCCGTCCTCCTGGTCGGTGGACTGCTGAGCGCCAAGCTTACCCCGCGGTGGAGCCGATGAGCGGCCCCCACGTTATCGCGCTCTACTCCCCGGCGCCACGCTCCGGGAAGTCCACTGTTGCCAATGAGCTTGAGCAACAGATGGGGTATGAAATCGTGAGCTTCGCCTACCCGCTTAAGCGGATGCTCGAAGCCTTCTTCGAGGAGGCGGGGTTTAGCCCGAACGAGGTTGACGCCATTGTGCACGGGGACCGCAAGGACTACCCGCTGGACATGCCCGGCGACTATCAGACCACCTACCGCCACTGCGCGCAAACCCTCGGAACCGAGTGGGGCCGCGAGTATATCGACCCGGACGTGTGGGTCGAAATCGCCATGCGCAAGATCAAGCGCGGCCACCGTGGGATTGTGGTGGACGATATGCGGATGCCTAACGAGTACGCCGCTCTAAAGCGCGTCGGCGCCCGCATGGTTTATATCGTGCGCCCCGGCGCCTCGCCCCCCAACGGCCATAGCTCGGAGGGCTCCCTTTCCGGCTTCAAGTGGGACGCCATTATTGCCAACGATTACGGGGTGGACGAACTGAAGGCGGCGGCTCGCGCCCTGACCAAGATTTAAAAGGGACACTAATATGATCCAGACTAACGATTTTCCCGAATGCCCCCACGTATCCGAAGCTCTAATTACCCACCTTGAAAGCCTTTACCCCGAACAGTGCCCGTCCCTAAGGATGAGCGATCGGGAGATTTGGGTAATGGTGGGCCAGCGGAACATTGTTCGCGCTCTCCGCGCTCGATACGAGGAGCAAGAGAGCCGGTAAAGGAACCCATGTGTAGCCGATCCAGGAAGCCCCCCGCGCCAAAGCCGCTGCCACCGCCGCCGCTGCCGCCCAAGCCGGGCCAGCTTGCCCCCGTCATTGACGATGGGACAGGCAACAAGGGCGCAAAGATCGCCGCGCTAAAGGCGATCAATAGCCTACGCATTCCTTACGTCCCTCCGCCGCCGACCCCGAAACCGACGCTTATTGATACGCTGATGCCGCCCACTGAGCGCCGGCAAATCCTTAGCGGAAGCGCCGGGGCAATGTCCGGCCGAACTACCGCACGCTTCGGCTTCTAAATAATTGAACGGTTCCAATATATGACCCTGACTATTCCGATGGAGCCGGCCAAAGAGGGCACCATTAAGGGCGCCTACGAGCGCCACGCCGTTAACCGGGAATCCTACCTGCGGCGAGCCCGCGCCTCCGCCAAGCTGACCATTCCGGCTCTGATGCCAGAGCTTGGCCACGATGGCAACATGGATTTCTCTACCCCATATCAGGGCATCGGCGCTCGCGGGGTGAACAACCTTGCAAGCAAGCTGCTGCTCGCCCTGTTCCCGCCTAACGCCCCCTTCTTCCGCATGGTCATTGATGACGCCGCGATGGAGAAGCTAACCGACGAGGACAAGGGCGTCTTTGAGGACGCCTTGGGCAAGTATGAGCAACGGCTGCTTAAGGAAATGGAAGCCCGAGGCCTCCGCGTTCAACTCTTTGAAACCCTTAAGCATCTGGTTTGCAACGGCAATGTCTGTCTCTATATCCCTCCGAAGGGCACCGCTAAGGTTTATCATCTTGATAAGTACATTGTGGTTCGTGATGGCGTTGGCTCGCCCCAACTCATCATCCTTAAGGAGTCTGTGTCTCCTCTGTCGCTTCCGCCCGAATTGCACGCGCACGCGCTGGCATACAACAAGGGCGATATCCACAAGAGCGTAGATATTTATACGCAGGTTAAGCTGGTATCCGCCGGCCGTGGTAAGCGGCGCTGGGATATTCGCCAGGAAGTCTGCGGCATGGAAGTGGCCTCCACCATTTCCACCGTCCCCGAGGATCGTTGCCCCTATCTGGCCCTGCGTTTTACGTGCGTGGACGGAGAGGACTACGGCCGAGGGCATGTCGAGGAATACATTGGAGATTTGAAGAGTGACGAGGGCCTTTCACAGGCAATCGTTGAGGGTTCCGCTGGCGCTGCCAAAATGCTTTGGCTGATGAAGTCTAGCGCCCTCTCGTCTCCTCGCCTTGTGGCGAAGTCTCCCAATGGCGCGATCATCCCGGGCAACCCTGATGATCTTACCTGTGTCCAGGCTCAGAAGCATTACGATTTGCAGACGGCCCAGGTAGTTATTGAACGTATCGAACAGCGCTTGTCCTACGCATTCCTGCTTAATAGCTCGATTCAGCGTAACGGCGAGCGCGTCACTGCCGAAGAGATCCGGCACATGGCTGCGGAATTGGAGGACGCCCTTGGTGGCGTCTACTCAATCCTCAGCCAGGAGCTACAGCTACCGCTGGTCAAGCGCCTGATCTTTCAGATGGAGAAGGCCAAGCAGTTGCCGGCCCTCCCCGCTAGCGCGGTCAAGCCCACCATCGTTACCGGGCTCGAAGCCCTAGGGCGCGGGCATGACCTTACGCGGATGAATGTCTTTCATCAGCAAATGCAACCGCTCGGCCCTGAGGTATTCGCTAAGTACGTCAAGATTGGCGGGTGGATGCAACGTGCAGCCACCGCAATCGGCCTCGACCTCAAGGGAATTATCAAGACCGAGGACGAAGTAGCCGCCGAGGAACAGGCTATGCAACAGCAAGCCGCGATGATGGAGCTTGCCGCTCCCGCGCTCAACCTAGCTAACACTAATATCAAGGAACAGGGTGCCGCCGAAGAGGCCGCGCCCGCAGCCTAATGCCTAAGAAAAATCAGCCCATTACCGATGGGAACGAACTGCTGGAAAATCTGATTGGCGATGCCCACGCCGAAATCGCTGCCGGCCCTGCCGATGATAGCGAGTATGAGGCGCCGCCCTTTACTGAGGCTGACCGCCTTGCCATCAATACGCCTCCGCCCCCCAAGGTGGCCCCCACTCCGAAGCGGTCGATTAGCGACGGCGCCAACCCGCTTAGCCGCGAGGTTATGCCCGATGGCCAGACCATCCGAGTGAACTACTAATGACCGCTCAAGCCGAAGTCACTATTACGCAGCCCGAGACGGGCGCGATGCCGCCGCCGGCTCCTAAGAATGACCGGCCGGCGTGGCTCCCCGACAAGTTCAAGAACCCTGAGGATCTTGCGAAAGCCTATGGCGAACTTGAACGCAAGCAGGGCGCTCCGCCCGCGAAGGCAGCCGAGGCGCCCCCGGCCGAAGGAGCCGAGGACAAGGCCGCTGAGAAGCCGGCCGAATCCCTGAGCATTGAGAAGGCCGCGGAGACGCTTGAGGCTAAGGGCCTCAGCATGGACGATTACACCGCCGAGTATCAGAAGTCCGGCAAGCTGTCGGATGACTCCTACAAGAAGCTGGCAGAGAAGGGCATTGGCAAGGACGTAGTGGATAACTACATCGCTGGCCAGCAAGCCCAGGCCGCTCTCTACCGGGTCGAACTCCTCAAGGACGTTGGCGGGGATGAGGGCTACGCCGGCATGGCCGCGTGGGCATCGAAGAATCTCCAGCCCCCCGACCTGGAGGCCTATAACGCCGCCGTCGAATCCAATGATACCAAGATCCAGCGGCAGGCCATCAAGGGCCTTTATGCTCAGTACATCAACGCCGTTGGCCATGAGCCCGGCCTGGTGCATGGCGCGCGCTCGACCGCGGTTGATGTGTTCCAGTCGAATGCCGAACTACTGGAGGCCATCCGTGACCCTCAGTACGCCAAGAGCGAGGCCTACCGCGAAAAGGTAATGGCCAAGTATTCCCGATCCCGACTCAACTAATTAAGGACATATGCCATGGACTGGCTTGCCAATAACTGGTCTAACATTTTCGCCGTACTCGGCGCATTCGTGACCTTCGCAACCGCAGTGGTTGCCATCACCCCGACGCAGCGGGATAACGCCATCCTGGCCTATGTGGTCAAGTTCATGGACTTCTTCTCCGTCATTAATCCCAAGGCGCCGAAGGCGTAGCCGTGCATTACCTAGCCCTCTTCCGCTACTTCTTCCAGGCGATCGGCAGTCTCATTGACTATTTCCATACGGCAAAGCTGATGGATGCAGGGTCAGAGCGCGAGCGCTTGAAGCAGGTAGCGGAAGCGGCGCGAGCACGAAAGATTGCCGATGAGATTGACTCCCGTCCTCTCCCTGCTAATCGTGATGACACTTTGCGCGGGTTGCTGCCGCCATCAGCCCGCGCCGGATTATTCCTGGGTTCAGCCAATCCACTTCCACCCGGAGACGGTGGAATGGTTCCGGCTCCAGGAGAAACCTCCCCCTACTCTCTTTATCGACCTGGAGAAGGTCCGTAAACATAACCAGAAGGTGGAGGCCATCCAGCCTCACTAACCCGGTTGGCCACAGCCGGAACGCCCCGCATGGAGCGTGTCTAATTGTGGCACCACTGGTTGGCCTTTATCGCCGCTCCTTGATCCGGAGGGGTACGCGGGGGCCGACCGGGCCATATCAGTCCATGAGCTTCGGCCCTGGACGCAACGCGGACTTTTATCATCGCTCGCAGGCCTCTACCCTAATGGTGGGAATGCCCAAACCGCTGGCCCCGCGTGACAATCAGGAATAGCGCTATTCCGTCTAGGTTGGCTACAGCCGCGAATTGTAGCACCAATGGCCCGGCCCCATGGAGGGGAACCACTCGGGGCTTCCGGGAGAAACAAGCAGGTTGGCTACAGCCGTATAAATGTAGCTCCATGTCCCCCTATTCTAAAGACCTCCACGGAACCGGGCGAACCTGCGCCGGGCTGCCAAAGCCTCTATAAGATGGCACGGGGAGGAACAGGTTTAGGCTAGGGAGATCCCTGGCGCCGGTTCACAGGCCCCGCACTGGTAGTGTCCAGCAAATAATAAGTGTGGATGACGGCTCGGAAAGACGAGCACGATATAGCAGGATGACGCAGCGGAAGCGTGCGAGCCCCATAAGCTCGAAGTCGTCGGTTCGAATCCGACTCCTGCCACAAGAGATCCCCCTCACAGACGGGGCGCAAAACATTGTCTGTGGCTTCATTGCGAGGTAGCTCAGCCGGTAGAGCACCGGGCTGTTAATCCGGCCGTCCCTGGTTCGATTCCAGGTCTCGCAGCCAAACCACCCCTAGGCTTTCGCTTAGGGTGCTGACCCCCGGTAACGGGGGTTGGCCTTTATGG